CCAAAGTTTATAGCTACACCACTTGCAAAGTATGTTTCACCAAAGTCAGCACTTGAATCTGTACCAAAACCAACAATACTTGAATTTCCTCTGACATCTAAAAGACTGCTTGGACTTGCGTGTCCAATAGAAACTTTACTCTCCGAAGCATCCACAAATAGCGTGTTAGAATCAAAGTTCACATCACCACTTGCTGTAAGCGTAGTAAACGCACCTGTGCTTGGAGACTCGCTACCAATGGCAGTACCATCGATCTCACCGCTTGATGCGTAGATTGCTATCGGATCACCATCGGTTCCGAGTTGGTCGATGTAGCCAATGCCATTGACGTACAGGTCTTTCCATTGTTTACTGGCAGAGCCAAGGTCAAACGTATTGTCTGTGTTGGGTATAATATTAGAATTTACATCAGCGTTTATCGTGATGTTGTCGGTATCACCATCACCGATAGTAGTGTCGCCTGTAAGGTTGATGGTTGCAGCTTGTAGCTGTCCTGTGAGCGTTACGTTGCGAAATCCAGATATGTCCTTGTTGGCATCAACGACAATACCCTTACTAGCGGTGACTGTTCCTGCGGTTACTGCGGTATCTTTGACTCTACTAACAGCAGAATCTATTTCTGCTCCAGTATGTGATGAATTAAAATTTGCCAATGAAAACTCCTAATTGGTATTCATTTATACTAGGCTAGGCTACACCTTCTTTCCTGATACCATATCTCTATTGTCTTTGGCTATTCTAGCATCGTTTGTAGGAAATCCTGAGCCTTTATAAATGACTCCAGGAAATTTAGTAATAATCTTTTTAATATCACTGCCACATTCTGGACATACGTTAGGTTCGTCATCACCTAACATGACAAATTCATCGAATATATATTTACAATTGTTACATTGATAATCAAAGGTAGGCATAATCCCTCGTTTGTAGCACGAGGGCGATACTAAGACCGCCCTCGTATTTAATCACTGTTACGGATTTCTGAATTCGTAGATACGACCTTCAAAAGTTGTAACTGCTCCATATAGAACATCCGAGACCACTTTAGTACCCAAATCCTCTACCGAGTAGTCTGACTGCACTCTTGGCTCAAGCTGTCTAGCGAAATTAACCGCACTAGGATGTACGATGTAACCCACTTCCGTATTCGTTGTTCCGCTAGCACCCATGACAGTACTGGTGAAGACTGGCATTCCGTAAAGTCTACCAATGTTTCCAGTAGCAGCAGGTGCGCCATCGCCATACTTAGAAGCATCTACGAAATCATCGATGCCAAGTAAAGCGGTGTACAATGCAGGTGAAACAACTAAGTTGCACTCTTCAGTAGGTACGTCATTCTCCATAAGGATTTTCATACCTTCTCTGAGTTCAGCAGCGGTGATAACATTATCACCAGCAAGTTGAGCACCATTTGTACTTGCAGCTTCAATTTTGCTCTCAATGAAAGCATCCATTGTTTTTGCTAAGGCATAACCCATTGTGCTTACTTCTTTCTCAAGCAAACCTGGGTTGGCTTGGACTGCAGCAATATCTTCAATAAGTTTTGCAACGTAACGATGCTGATCAACGGTGAGCTGTGATTCACCATGAGTGTCAGCAGAGAAACTTACTGCGCTTCCTGCGGACTTTGCAGCATCTGAGCTTTCTGAAAGTTTGGGTATGTGAAATGTGTCACCTCGACCTTTCACTAACTCTGAGTAACTTGAATCAACAAGCTGTTCAAAGACGAGCTTACGCTCTAAGTAGTTTTTGACTCCGTCTGACCATATTTCAGGGATGAAATTGGCAGCCGTTGTCGTGGTAATATTAGCCATTTAATTAGCTCCTATATCTATCAAGAACCGAACTCCACTTCTTTTTGCGTTCTGCAGGTGTCATTTCCGTAAATGGACTCTTGCCTGTAGGTGGCATCTGTCCTGGAGCTGATTCGTTTGTTACGACATTCTTCTTTACACTTGACCGATTAACGAACTTGCGAAGTTTGTCCGTAGACAAGTCATCTGCAAATTCACGATCCTCATCAGAGAGCTGACCTAAAAGGTCTTGACGAATGGACTCTTGTAATTTTTGTCCTTCTTCTGCCATGGCTGATAATTGCTTGTTTTCAGTCTCGTATTTTTCTGCAAGTTCCTTCCACTGCTCTTGTTCTTTAAGCTTCGTCTCTTCAATGGACTTGAGTTTGTTTTCGAGTTCTTTCGCTTTTATTTCAGCTTCCTGCGCACGAGAGCGATATTTCTTCGACTCTTGAATAAGCTTACCAACTTCGTGCTGTTCATCGGTATGCTCTTGTGGCTGTTCTACCACTACTTCTTGTTCGTTCTGAACAGTTTCTTGATTGCTCATAGAAACTCCTTTTTTGGTATTTTAGTTATTGTCCTAAAGAGTCTTTCTGAATAAACCCTAAGGAACTCCTTCTTTAACTTAGGATGGACTACATCATCCTTTGGTTGATTACCTATAATAGGTCTAGCAGGCAGTCCTTTTGGCATCTCTATCTTGTCAGAATGCGCAAGTATCTTAATACCTTCTTTTGTGTTACCTGTTGTAGCCTTCCATGAATTTGCACCTGTCATTTTAGGTGCTTTGAAATAGCTTGAGTCAAGCATCTTACCTGTCAGTTTCATATCAGCTCTACCAGTACCACCTTGCTTGCGTTTATATTTTCTATACTTAGGAGTTAGGGGAGTAAATCTTTGACCATGCACATCTCTACCACTATTGATTTCTTTTTTGACATCAGACATAAGCATTTTGCCTAACTGTGCATGAAATTTTTTAGGAACTTTAGCGGCTTTTTTAAGAGCTTTTTCTATTTTCATAGTACTCTTTTATGGTTATCGGTGGTCTCTTAAACTTATCAACTTGTTTCTGCGCCCTACCTTGAACAGATTTATCTACAGGCACTGCCTCCCAAGAACCTCTGCAGTTAATACCACCACCATCAACCAAGGCTCCAGGGAAACGTCTCTCGATTTCTTCGGCTGTCATAGACCCTGCGGCTACCATCGCCTTACAAATAGGTCTTGTTCTGTCATCTAAGGGATTGACGAAGACTAATCGTGTGTTTGGTGAGGTCTGCAGCATCGATGCGGTGATTGCTCTTGAGAAGGTAGCCATTGTAGTCGTTATGTGTCTTTCGGTAGCACTAGGCAGAAGAGACAGATTACGCTTGACGAGGGATTTGATTTCAGGCAATGCCAACCCTCTGCCTATGCCACTTGCGACTGTATAGCGAATCTCATCACCAAGAGAGATAATATAATTACTAATAGAACTATTGAACATATTGCGCAGTGCTAATACTTCAGCTTGTGTCATCTGACCGAACAATGCCTTACCTTGAAAGATAGCATCGATTCCTGCCATGTAGCGATTAATAGCACCTTGCATTCGTAAATCTTGTAAGATGTAATCTGCAATCGATAGAACACCGAGCGCAGCTAGGATCTGTTCGTAGGATAGACCTTGGTCTTCAAGCTCCTTGGCTTCTTCTGAGAATTGGTCTATGGCTTGTTCTAGGTCTGATTGAAAATCAGCTACAACACCATCTATGATATCATCCATTACCTAAAAGCCTAGTAACCAATGCACTACCTTGGCTCATCTCTTCTTCGGCTTTCTTTATCTTCTCCTGAGCCATCTCATGTGTAAGATCTGGGTCTTTGGACATAAGGAAGTTGGCTTTGGTATCAAGTCCATTCTTCCATAGCCAATCGTAATACATCATCTCGTCTTTAGGGCTAAGTGGATAGGTAGGCTCTGTGAAGTCCACTGAATACTCTTCAGGAACTCTTCTACCAGTCTTTACTTCAATAATGCGCTTGTCCACTTCGTATCGTTGGCGTTCCCATGGTCTCCATGTATCCTCGATAGCACCGATACGCTCTTCTACGTTCTCAAGCTCTTGTATCCTTAGTGCTTCACCTGATGGTGCGTTGCCATGGGTATCAGCCCATTTTATTCTAAGATGGTTGTTGTTAAGTGTTGCTGCTACCATGAACTTCACCGATTCGATGATTTCTGATAGTTTACCCTCAGGTGCAGTAACACCGAAGTTGGAGCCTTCAGGTAGGTATAATATCTTATCGACACCAATCTCAATACGAGAAGCATCATCAACGCCTGTGATGAATTTGATACCGATAGCTCCAAAACGAATAGCCAACGCTAGTTCTGTCATAGCTACACTGACCGATAAATCTGCTTTAACCACATCTTCGGCTCCGTTGGTGAACCAGTCTCTAACGACTGAACCACGATGGCAGAATGTAACAGGCAACAGTCCGTAGGGGTTCTCGTCATTTGCGTTATAGTGAATGACTTCTCCGTCACCTTTTATTCCAAAATGTTTGGCAGCCAAGCCTTCACGCTCTTCTGTCCAAACTACAAATTCTTCTTCTTCTATTCGAGAGTCTCCCTGGTTTTGTAGTGCGTATATCACACCAAATGGCTTTTGCTCTCCCTTTAAAAACATAGGCTCAAAGAATGGAAGCATATCGTACTGAACCTTTTGCAATGCTTCATTCCATTTTGACTTAAACGCCATAGTTCCAAGTAGGAAAGTTAACGCTTCTAAGTTTCTACGCTTAGAGTTCAAATCAGAACTGTCAATGCTGTTCATGTAGATATCAGATGCGTTCATCTTCGGTGGTCGCTTGTAAGCCATGCTTCTAGCCTTTGCCACCCTGCGTGTAAGATT